ATTGATGACATAGCTGCAACCGATGACGGGAGTAAATGGCGTAAAATAGCTCATTCTGCCCTGTAAGGGGTGAGGTAAATGATTATAACCCTGGAAGAAACTAAAGGATATTTGCGGGTAGATGGCACTGAGGATGATGTATTGATCACATCCCTTATAGATGCCGCTGAAACGTACTTACAGAACGCTACCGGTAACCAGTTTGACAGCACAAACAGCCTGGCTAAATTGTTTTGTTGGGTGCTGGTTACTGACTGGTTTGAGAACCGGGAGCACGTGGGCCGGGCCAGTGATAAAGTGAGGCCTATTGTAGACTCTATGCTGGCCCAGCTTAGCCACTGCTACCAACCGCTTGATCCGGAGGTGGTAGTATGAACCCAGGCAGACTCAGGCACCGTGTAACCCTGCAGGAATACAAGGAGGTTGTTGACCAATACGGTACTCCCATCGACCAGGGCTGGCAGGACGTGGCTACGGTTTGGGCATCAGTTGAGCCGATTCAAGGACGGGAGTACATCCAACTGCAGAATACTCAGTCTGAGCTTACAACCCGGATCCGCATCCGGTACCGGTCAGGAGTGAAACCGGCGATGCAGGTACTATATGGTACCCGGGTGTTTGATATCCAGTCGGTGATTGATCCTGAGGAGCGGCACATCGAGCTACAGTTGATGTGCAAAGAGGTGAATAAGTAGTGGCAGACGTTGAATTTGATACAACTGAGTTGGATAAATGGGAAAAACGTATACTGGCTATTATTCGCGATGAGGCTCCTAAGGAGTTTCGGAAAACAGTTCGCCAAGCCGGAAATTTGCTCCGAAAGAAAGCAAGGCGCAATACTCCTAGATTATCGGGCGAATTGCGCAGGTCGTACCGGGTGAAGATGAAGCGTGGCAGGAATTATGAGGTTGAAGTTGGGACTAACTTGTTCTATGCCAAAATGGTTGAGGAAGGCCATGTGATCAAAACTAGCCGCAAGGGTGAAGTGAAAGGGTTTGTCCCGGGTAAGTTTTATTTTCGTGATGCCTTTGAAGAAACTGAAAAGGAACTGCCGGCACTGCTTAAGCTATCAATCCGGAAAATAGGGAAGGAGATGGGCCTGGATGTTTGGTGACAGCCTGGATGCCCTGCGTGGCTTGCTTAAATCTGCCTTTCCAACTGTACCTAAAATTTATGTATCCACTATGCCAGGTAATTTTGTCCGGCCTAGCTTTTTCGTCAACCTGGCTACCAGCAGCGAGGAACATTTGAGCCGGGATCTGTATCAAGTAGATATGACCTGGCAGATAGTATATTTTGCACCGCTGGATGAGAAGCACCAGGTTAACGTATTTGACCAGCTGCAGGTATCCGAACAATTGAAAAAGGCGCTCATGGATAATATGGTGCTTACCTACACCGAGCCTGCCCAAAAAGCAACTGGATATATTGAGGTTACGGGGAGCGCCGATACTATAATTCCAGCAGGAACAATAGTCAAGACTGCAAAAGGAATACAGTTTGAAACCTTAACGGCTGCAAAAATAGAGGACGAAACGATAGAAATAGATATACAAGCCCTGAAAGCTGGAGTAAGCGGCAATGTAGCAAGTGATACGGTTACCGTTATGGCTGAGCCTATTGCGGGGGTAGTGTCTATTACAAACCCTGAGCCAACTAATGGAGGTACAGCAGAGGATTCGGTTGTTTATCACATCATCGAAACCGAAGGTGGCCCGAGGGATGCTGAGGTATATATTACTGTTACTTTGCAGACTGAACTGACCAGGCCGCGGCCTGAATACGATCTCATGAACGAGATCAATCACGAACAGGAGGGATTATAATGGGACTGCCGAGTGTGAATATAATCTTTCAGTCCAAGGCTATCAAGGCTATTCAACGCGGTGCCGTGGGAATACTGGCCCTAGTGTTGAAGGATGCAAGTGTAGAAGAATTAACTGAAATCGTTTTGCAGGACGTCGCAGACATCCCAGAAACTCTGAGTGTCACCAACCAGGACTACCTAGAACAGGCATTTATGGGTACGCCTAAAGAGATTAAGGCAGTGGTTATACCAAGTAGCGCGTCTAATTATAATGATGCTCTGAATTATCTGGAAACTATTAAGTTCAATGTCCTGGTCATTCCAGGTATAGCTGATGCCGATGTCACGGTTGTGGCCACCTGGGTTAAGTCGATGCGCGACACCAAGGAACGCAAAATTATTGCGGTGCTGCCGGATGAAGCTGCAGACCATGAGGGTATTGTCAATTTCGTAGTAGAGGATGGTGCTGGTACAGCTAAAGAACTAAGTGTCGGAATGGACACTTATACGGCCAGTGAGTATGCGGCTCGTATAGCCGGATTGATTGCTGGACTACCCTTGACAGTTGCTCCTACCTTTCGGGTCTTAACGGAAATTACTGATGTACCGAAGCTTACCAAGAGCCAGGCTGATACTAAAATCGATGCCGGCAAACTGATCCTGTTCCATGATGGGGAAAAGGTAAAGATCGCCCGGGGTGTAACCAGTTTGACCACTACGACTGAGACTAAGGGTGAGCCCTGGAAGAAAATTAAGCTGGTGCGGATCCTGGATATGATCTATCACGACATAAAGGATACCATTGAAGATGAATATATCGGTTCTGTTCAGAACAGCTACGAAAACAAGCTCTTGTTGTGTGCTGCAATCAATGCCTATTATGAAGTGCTGGAAGCTGAACGGGTATTGGATCCGGGCAAAAATAAGTGCGAAATAAATGTCGCTGCTCAAAAGACCTACCTAAGGAGTATAGGGGAAGATGTGGACAACATGACCGAGCAGGAGATCAAGGAAGCCAACACCCGCGACAAGGTATTCCTGCTCTCTACTGTGCGTCCGCTAGATGCGATCGAAGATGTCCAGTTGGTGGTCAATCTGTAAGGAGGTGGCCTAGTTGCCTATAGATGCTAATCGGATTATAAATGGTACCTTTGGAGAGCTTTGGCTTGATGGGGATCGGGTGAGCGAGTGCTTTGGCTTGGAAGCCCGGGTGGAAATAGAAAAAGAAGATGTCCCGGTATGTGGCAAATTAGGAACCGATACCAAAATGGTGGGTTATAAAGGAACCGGAACCCTGAAACTGCATAAAGTGAATAGCCGCATGATGATAAAATTGTCTGAAAATATTAAAAACGGCATTAATCCGCGGTTACAAATACTGTCGGCTATTAAAGATCCGGCTGCTTTTGGTGCTGAGCGCGTCCTTATTAAAGATGCCTGTTTTGATGATCTGGTGCTGATCAACTGGGAGGCAAAAGTGAAGGGAGAGACTGAATGCCCGTTCACCTTCACCGATTGGGATCCCCTGGATCTCATTGAGCCGAGAGAATAGGGGTGATGGTATAGCATGGGACAGACATTAGATATGCTTCTGGCCGCTGACCCCGCGAAGATTAAAAACATACCGACTGGTCAGGTGGAGATAAAGCGGCTGTCTAAGAAGTTAGGGCAGCCGTTTTATATAAAGTTTAAAGCCGGTACCCTTGATCAGATAAAAGAGATTGGGGAAAAGGCTGGAAGCAATGAAGCGGAAGAAATGAAATGGACTATTTATGAAATGTCAATTGACCCTGATTTTAAGAACAAAGAACTGCGTGAGAAGTACGGAGTAAAACGGCCTGTTGATATCGTTGATACTATTTTGTTGGGCGGCGAGATACTAACTGTTTACCAGGCTATTTTACAATTGTCCGGTTTCGACAAAGATGGGCTTAACATTGAAGAAGTAAAAAACTAATTGACGAGGACGGTGAGGCGGCTATGATTTACTGGTATGTGAGAAAAGGCCGCTTACCGTCCGAAATTTACAATCTCCCCGAGGGAGAAAAGGCTTTCTTATATGCCTGTATGAGAAAAGAGTTGGAAGATAAATCGAAGGAATTTCCTGATTTAGGTTGAATATTCCCCTATAAAGGGGGGGGATTGATGGCGAATGTAAAATATTGTCCGCTGTGCGATCGGAAAGTAGAACCGATTAAGAAATTTAGTTGGGCCTTTTTTCTGCTTACGGTGTGGATAGGTATTGGATTATTGTATTTGCTTTATCACTTGTTTTTTGGAGCCAGAAAATATTGTCCGATATGTGGTACTAAACGACTACAAAGCGTAGACAAAGCAGCTGACCAAGAGATACTTCAACAACAAAACTAAGATAAGGCCTCCTTGACGGGGGCTATTTTTATGCCCTTTGAGGGGGTGAAACCGTGTTATTAGGTGCGACAATAAGACTCAAAGATCAATTCACAACTACGATGGGCAAAGCGGTCAAAGCGACCACAACGCTCTCGAAAGAGGCTCAAAAAACAACCGGTACAGTTTCAAAATTAACAGCAAAAATGAAAGTCCTGGGCAAAACGGTCGTTCGCCCTGTAATAAAACTTAAAGACCAGGCTACCAGTACGCTTAACAAAATCAAGAGCAATTTGCTGTCTCTAAAAGGGCTGGCTGCAGGTGCTCTTGCGACAATGGGTATAGGAGCGGCCGGCGAGGCAACTTTAGGCGCGGCCATGTCGCGAGAGCAGCAGATGATTACTATGTCGACTTTGCTGGGAAGCGAGCAGAAAGCTAAAGAGTTTTTAGCTTGGGGAACTAAAGAAGCAGCTAAGGCTGGTAAAACTACTGCTGAAATGATGCAGACTATGACCGGCTTAGCCCCATTTGCCAAAGACCTGCCGACCATGCAGAAATATGTCCAAATGGCTGAGGTGCTGGCGGCGATTAACCCGGCGGAGGGAATGGAAGGTGCTACCTTCGCCTTGAAAGAGGCCCTGTCGGGCGACTTTGTGTCACTGCAGGAACGGTTTAACCTGCCCCGTAGCACGATTAACGCTTTAAAAGAAGGGGCGACAACTGCAGAAGACTTTTTCAATGTAGTCCAAAAAGCTGCCGAAAGCCAGGGTTTTACCTATGAATTGGTCGAAAAGCAGGGCAAGTCTGCCGCGGGATTATGGGCAAAAACAAAAAGGCAGATTAGCGAAGCTTTTGTAACCATGGGCGAAGGCATTCTTGAAGGGCTAAAACCCCAGCTTGAATGGCTTGCCGATTTTACGGAAAAGAGAGGCCCTGCTATAGGTGACAGGATGAAGACAGTGGGGCAAGTGATAGGTAATGCGGTAGCTACGGTAAGAGATGTGATTAATACGGTCAAGCCAGTTATAATGCCTATCTTTGAATACATTAAAGATCAAATCCCTGTTTTGCAATCCATGTGGGAAACAGCCTGGCCGACAATATCGTCTGTGTTGCAGACAGCATGGAGCATCATCCAGCCCATCCTCAGTATAATTGGGAATACGTTAAAAATTGTATGGGGCATTTTTAAAGCCGCCTGGCCCAGTATTGTAAAAGTCGTCGAAAAGGCTTGGAAGGTGTTGAAACCGATATTTGATGCGGTTGCCTGGGGACTAGGGAAAATATCCGATGGATTAAATTGGGTGGCTGAGAAAACCGGGGGAGGAAAGCCGTCGAAAACCGGGGGAGGAAAGCCGTCTAACGGTGGTCAATATGGAGGCCGCAGCCATGCTGCTGGTCTGCGTTATGTGCCTTACGATAATTACCCCGCTTTGCTTCACCGGGGGGAGGCAGTGTTACCGCGGCGGGATGCTGATCAGTATAGAGCAGTTTTTGGGGGACTAGGGAAAATATCCGATGGATTAAATTGGGTGGCTGAGAAAACCGGGGGAGGAAAGCCGTCTAACGGTGGTCAATAT